ATCTGTATACATCCATCTCAAGCTACTCCCAAGAGATGCATTATGAACCATAAGCTGGTGGGCCTTATTCATTTCTTTCTGCTTACCGACCGGTGGAGCAACAGCAGACATAGGGAATGGTGTTCCTGTATATTTATACATAAATGGAATAATTGGATATTCGTTCCCTGGTAATATTGTTTCATATAGGAATTGATCACCAACAATTGCACTTAATCTAATCTTTGTTCTGAAAAACTTACGGGCATTAGTGATATTATTCTTTAGATCGCCCTCAATAGCTAAATTATACTCCTTTTCAGACATCTGTACATTTTCTTCCTTAGTAGCCTGCTGCATCATGTCCTGAAACATTGCGTCCTTTTGCTGTTTGAGCTGAACCTCCATCTGTGTTCCTAATTTTTGGATTTCTATCTCATAGCGATCCTGTATAATCTCACCTGAATCTAACTGTGCCTGGAGCTGGGCCTGCTGTTCTTTTGTTTGTACAAGCATTTCATCACGCATCCCCATCATCTGGCTTCTGACAGTAGCCTGTATTTGATCAATTTCCTGCCTGGTTGGTTGTATTGTATAAAATACGTTATAATATGGAACCTTTAACTTTTCATACAACTCAATATAGTCTACGAACATCTCATCATCACGATCCACACTGGCTAACTCATGGACATCGTAGACCTGGATATCAGCAGCATCAACATATTTTTTCGCCATTGCTGTCTTTGTTTCGGAGACAGCCGAAGTCTTTTTAATCTTAGCAGAATGTTCAGGCATCATATTCATCAACTGCTTCTTAGGAACAACTTTCCTTGTTAATATAAAAGCAGCATCCCTAAATAAGATATCCCTTGATTGAGGGTCAGGATATACATCAAATGGTTCGAGGCATTCAATTGTGACCTCTCCCATACCGTTATCTCTATTATTATCAATACTTACTTTTAAATACCCCATAGACTTAGTAATCGCATCTTGTATACATTGTGCATATTTAGCCTTACCACTATTGATATACCATATATAATCAGCCATGTCAGTATGTAATGCTGCTATTTTTGAATCGTCACCAGTATTACCGACTGCCTGCCATCGTGGATCCCTGGTGGTTGAATAGAACAAAAGCATCTCAACTATGGGGATAATACGATTTATAGTAAATGTAGGCATTCCCTGCTTAACAAGGGCCTTTACCTCTTCATCGGTTAATTGGTTGTCAAGATAAAAATTGTGACTTTCCTGATTAACATTCTCCCACTTTTGCCTTGAGTTAGTATTTATTCTGTTCCATAGCTCTCTTACGACCATGGCTTTATCTTGATTTGTTTGTCTTGGCATCAGTAACTCCTTATGCTATAACCCAACTCTTTGGTTGAGTGACTGGCTTATAATAATGACCTTTTTTCTCTTTTAGTCCTTGCGGTGGCATTGCATACTTAACCGCATAGGCAAGGGCATCTATTGTATCATCATGGGCCATTCTTGGGCCAAAGGTTATAATCTCGTGCTGCAGGTCAAACTGGTTCTTCTTTATCTTTACAGATCCTATTGACATTCTCTGTGCTAATACTTCTTGTATCCTGTCTCTTTTAGAAAGACGTGTCCCAGGCTTCTCTGGCCTGAACTTAACGCTGAAATCATTCCGCCTTCTCATTTCACTCATCATGGCCTGAAACACAGGTCTTGACATCGAAGTTTCTTCAATACAAAATAGATTGGGGTGATACATTGTGTTATAGCTAAATATGTGATCTACGATCCCTTTTTTATCCTCTCCTGGGATACCTAATACTGGAAGATTCCTCTTATGAAGATAATCGAGCACATACACTGTGTTATTAATATCACATGCTATTATACAAATGACACTATAGTCAGAGTCCCTTCTGTCAGAGTCCGTCGCTGGATCAACTCCTGCAAATACATTTACTGGTATTTCCTTTCCATCAATCAAAAGGTAGTTGAGCTTTGTATCTTCATCGTACTTGTAACGACCCTCCCAGTAATTGATGTGTCTCATATTAAATATAGAGTCTTCTTCTGACTGCACTTCCATCATATATTCCTGATAGAATTTGTAAGGCTGGCCAGAATCAACATAAAACTTCTTCTTTTCCTCCAGTTTAGATCCTGGGAACCAGCTTGGCCATAAAACACCACCACCATCCATAAGAGCCTTATACTTGACTAATTTCCACGAGAAATCATCCCCTTGACTTTCCGCCCTGTCAGAATTAATAATAAGATTGTTGATAAAACTATCATAATGAACAGGAGTACCGTTAATACGAAGACGTCCATCAAGAGGCTCAAGAGCAGGATGAACAACAGCTGTAACCATGTTCGCATTTTTGTTCCTCGACTCTGGGGTAAGCGTGTTATTCTCGTCTTCAAAGTCGTCCAAAATAATGAGGTCATATCTTTTATGAAGTTTAGCACCTCCTCGAATACCTGAAATATTTGATTTTGATATGAGTTTACAGCCATTTGATGTCTCGATATCTGATTCTGTCCATTTTTTACCTCTTAAACTTCCGAAATAGTATTTGATCTTTTCATTATACTCAAGATGAGTCTTTACGTAGTCCATGTTACCAGTAGAAAGCTTCTGGGTAGCACTTACCCAACCGTAGAATAAGGGTTCTTCTGCGTAACAAAATGCATGAATGATATCACATTTAGTTAACACAGTCTTACCATGCCCTCTTGGTAGAACAACAGCCAGATTACGATGTTTAAACAGTCCGTCTTTATCCCTCTCCAGCATCATATCTGTTATCTCATAATGGAAGAAGGGCGTCTCTGATCTCATAAAGTCGTCTGGCAGGAATGCCTTACCAAACGCTATGAGGTCATTTCGGCACAGTTCGAGTAGTTCTTCTTCGCCTGGTTTTGACTTTAGGTTTAAATTCATATTTTATACCTTTAGGTACCGCAAAAACTGGAAATGGAGTGAGAGTAGTTGCTTCTTTTATCTCATCTTTGTGAACAGCCATGTTATAAATCCTCCAAATGTTAGTGAGAGTATTGCTCCAACGCCATGGATCTTGGAAATAGCTGATTCATTTGTCCTGACCCGTGCATTCTGTTCTTTTACTAAAATCTTTACCTCATCTACCGTTTCTTTTATATGCGAAAGATCCGAAGACTGCTTGGCAAGCTTAGCACGCATGTCCCCCCTCCACTCTGTGACCTCTTTGTGATTCATTTCCCCACCCATTTAATAGCTTTATGTATAATTAATAATCCTGTCAGTATTGCAAAGACCACAAGCCCATCCACTATAGGGTTACCATAATCAGCTTCTATTGAACCTATTGGAGTAGAGACAGATATCTTCGGCATTACTGGTATTATATCGTGACCTATCTTTTCTATCTTTAGACTATCCACGATTACCCCCGTTAATTCTACCCTTAACAAAATTTAAGTCGTCTGTTATTTGATTCATTTCGTCCACAGACTTCTCATACCTTCTCTCTGCTCTTTCGTCTGATTTATTCCATCTATCTATAAGCTTAATGGTTATATTTTCAATTTCCATCAGCTTGGCCATCAGAGTCTTCTGCAAAAACACTATCTGACCAGCGAAGAGTATTATCATTACACCTATAGCACCATACTCCGCTAAAACGTCGATCATTTTCTCCCCCCATTATTAAAAAATCTTCCACCTTAGATTAATTACACTCTTAAGAACATCCAATACTTCCTTCATTATCTTCTTCTTTTCAGCATCGGTTATTTTTTTATCGGCATTTGCTTCTTCCAGAACCCTCGCAACATCACCGATCTCTTTCATTAACACCTTATACTTAGAAGCCATTATAACAGCAAGTCCAGCTATTATAAGACCTAACAAATAAAATCCGTTAGACCAACTGAAGTAATCTGTTACGGCACCAAAGAATCCTGCCATTATTATATCATTCATTTCGTCCTCCTCTAATTCCTCTATTAACTTTTTTAGACATCATTGGCGTAACCCTTGGAACTTCTGGCGGCATAACATCTGAAAACTCATTTTCATTTGCAGCCGTTCGCTGCACATCGCCTGGGCCTGGAAACCGATCTCCTGGTTTGGCATCTGGCTTGAATGCTGCATTAGCAGCCTTCGAGTCCCAGCCTACATTGTGTGGATATCCTGGGCCTTGAGCTGCTCTTGCTCTGGAAGTAAGCTCATCGTCTGCCTTCCAACCTGCAGCAATCTCACTTTTGTAACGTGCAGCATCTGGCCCTGATGCTTGCGGTTTGATACCACGATGCTTTGCGAGAGCTCGGTCTTGAAGATCTTTTGATGTTTTGAAATGATCAGACGTTAGATATTTTGATTGTACGTCTGACAGTTTACCACCTGTTCGGAGGTTTCTATATGAAGAAATACCTCGTACAGCATCTGGGTCTCCCTTAAATAATCGGCCAGGTGGCTTTTTTGCTGCTTTTGGTTTTGGTTTAAGTCCTTTTTTCACTTTTTACTCCTTTTAGTGGTTTTCTTTTTAACTGGTGATTTCTTTTTAGCTGGAGGAGGGTTCTTCTCACTGTATCTTGAATCCTTGCCTCTTGCGAATCCTACAACTCTTGCCATCTTAATCTCCTTTTACTTTTTCTTTGTAGTGAGTTTCTTCTTTTTAGGCTTCGGTTTTCCTCCTAACAATCTCATCGATGTATCCCTTGTCTCTTTGGATGGATGATACTGGAGAGCTGATAGACCGCTCCTTTTGCCTCTTTTTGGTATAATCTTCTTTTTGCTATTTTTCTTAGTTTTTTTAGGATATGCTTTTTGTTTCATTTGGAACTCCTTTGCTTTCTGGTGGAGCCTCAATCTCTTGAGGGCGTTTAAATTCTTCTATTTGTGTAGGATCGTACCCCTGGAATAGGCCTCTTACTTCAGTAATCTTATGTTTCTCTACTAAATCAGCAGCATCCCACATCATACTTGCGGCCTTTAACCTGTCAGAGTCATTCTTACCGTTTTGAGCTACTTCCCAGACAACTTCTACCATAGATCTCATGTCTGCCCCCAGGTCATCAAATACATCTTGTAAATCTTTCTTCAAAATCTTTTTTATCCTCTCGGTCTTAACCAGTATTGCAGCTTTCTTCTTTGCCGTACCCTCATTCTTAGTATCATAAACCGCTAAATAAGCTTCAGTAGGGCCTTGTCCACCAGCCAAACGTGCTGCAAACAGTATCTCCTTGCCTGTAGGCATCTTTCTCCCGATAAGCTTCTCATACCAGGTCTTCCCACTAAGGGAATACCTGTCCTTGCGATGCTTCGTGTCCATGCCAGTTGTCGCAGTATACGTTCCGATACACGTTCTATACATCTTACCCATCAATGTATCACGCACTGCTGATCACAACAGGTTACAGGGGCTGTTGGGGTCATGTTGCAGTGTATCAGGTATGTA